AGCGAGCATCGGCCTGGAGGATGCCGTAGGCCTCCCTGGCCCACTTGCTGGCCATGCCGCCGGGGCCTGCTTTGCCCAGATAGTCCCGGGCCATGTCATTGAGCTTGTAGCCAAAGCTCAGCCAGTACATCTCCTGTGGAGTTGTCTTGACGTTGTATCGGTTGCCCTGGTACTCGAACTCACCCGCTTGAGAGGAAACGTAGATCTCGTTGCGCAGCAGCTCAGCGAGCTGCTTGGGACGCATCTCGTCGAAATACTTCTGGCGGTCCTGGATCAAATTGCCAGCAGAACGCTCGGCCGCCTTCTCGATCGCAGGTGCTGCGTACTTCTGAAAGCCAGGGGTGTTCTCATCAACGCCCCATGCCTTGGTGACATTGGCAATCAAGCCAGCCCGCAGGGACTGCAACTTTGCAAAGCCCTGGTCAGCGCTTTCGTAGTCCGAGGGCCCAATCTGCCCTTCGATTCCAGCCATGCGGTACTGGATCTCCTGCCCCGCCAAGCGGCTCTTGGCCCGGTCGGCACCCATCTGCCGGTAGGGGTTGGCCAGCCACATCGCCATGCCTGCTGACTGGTCCTTGGCGTAGACCTCGCGCGATGCCTTGGCGTACTGGCTTTCGCCAACCTCTCCTTGCTGGTCGACGTTGAGCTGAGCCTTGCGGTAGGCCGCCATGAACTCGGCTTCGCCCTTCTGCATCTGCCAGCCGGCAAACGCCAGACCTGCCGCCTGGGCTGTCTTCACCGCCTCACGGGTGAAGGGCACCAGGGTCTCGTAAAGCTGAGAGAAGCGGTTGTAGCCCTGGACGTTGGGGGTGCCGCCCGTGCTGATCACCGATACCCCGTCAACACCAGGGAGCTCAGCCGGCCGGCCAGGCTGCGCCACCTGATACTCGACCGGTGAGACGAACGCATTGACAGGCCTGGCTGCTGGATTGAGCTGACCTTGAGGAAGCTGAAAATCGCGTGCCATGGCGCTATACGAGTTTCTTGATTGCTGAAGCGGTGTCGAGGTAGGTGTTCACGCCGCCAAGCAGCGCAGTGCCAGCGCTCATGGCCATGGTGCTGGCAGGCGCCCCGCCCTGCATCGACGGGCCAGGAGGCATGACCATCGACGGCAGTGGTGCAAACGGAGCCACCGGATCCATGTAGGGGGTGGGCTCGTAGAACTGCTGGCTGTTGTATTGATTGAGGTATGCGGTCACTGCCGACAACTGCTCTCGGCGGTACTGGCGGTTTTGGAACTGTTGATTGATCGTCTGCAGCGTCCTGTAGTCACCGACCTGCCGGGCGAAATTACCGACGTAGCGGTCCATGCTGCGGCCCTCTTGCGCGGATGCCTGGTAGGCCGCTGATGCCTGCAGCCCGCGGTACATCACCTGCTGCATTGCTACAGCTTCCTGCATCCCCCGTTCCTGCAGTTGCTGCTGAATTGCCTCAGCCTGCAGCGCATAGTTCGCACCTGCGCCGGCCCGGGCCTCGCCGACGCGCTGCGCCTGGGCCAACTCCTTGGCGAACTCGTAGTTCCTCAGCTGGCTGGTGTAGGCCAGGTTCTGGTTGTAGCTAACGGTGTCGCGCCAATACTTGTATTGCTCATTCAGCGAGTTGACCTGCTGGTTCATGCCCGCCTGCCACTGGTTGAACTGAGCAGTGGCGTTGGCGTAGGCGGTCTGGTTGAGGTTCTCCTGCTGCCGTGCCTTGTCCGCTGCATCGGCCTGGATCATGCCGAAGATCGCGGAGGCGCCGCCAACGGCTAGTCCAATCGGGTCAATCGAAAAGCCCTTGGGCCCAGGTGCTTGAGACATCAGAGCTTCCTCCAGAACGGACAGAACAACGCTGCACTGGGGCCAAACGGCCGGGGCTCTTCAACCGCGAAGCCGAGATGCTTCAGCCAGCGGATGGATCCCGTGTTCTTGGAATACACCATGTTCCGCAAGTAACCTCCTGCCTCCTCTAAGCAGTAGTCAACCCATTCCCTGCCATGTAGGCAAAGCTGATAGCGATGACTCTTGGTTGCAGTCAAGCCGTAGGTGCCCAGCAACCAGATGCGGTCATCACAGACGCCAGTCATGCCAACCGGCACGCCGTCGTCGCCTTCGATGGCCTGGCAAATGTCGCTCTCGAGGTAGCTCTCCAGAACGGCTTCCAGGCCCGTCACGCCATGGCTGAGCATGACCTCATGGTGATCTTGCGCACGGAGATTCAGGCCAATCTCCATGGCAATCTCTTCATCAGCTCTGACCCATTTCATCGCAGAGACCTCGCTTTACCGGTCAGAAGGGCAACCCACTCGCAAGTTGAGAACTTGCAGGGGTGTGGGGTGTCGTTATGGATCTCGACCATGCACCGCTCACCACGGCTCATGATCGGAATGCTGAAGACACCCTCGTAGAAACGATTGTTGTCGCTATCCCAGCCAGTGGGATTGATTGAGCCAAGCGTCGATGCACGGCTACCAAGGATGGTGGCGTCGAACGTGTAGATGCCTGTGTCCCTGCCCTCCGGGATCACATGAATCCTGAAGAAGCCCGTTTCGTGATACCTCAAGCTGGCGTGGCGAACCTGGGTGCGCTCGATGTTGGCCGCTGCCTTGCCGCCGCCAATCTCCTTGTAGAGCTTGAAGCGGGTGAAGCGATACCGGAAGTTGTAGGACTCACCGAAGTAGATCGGCTGGGCTGACCAGTTGCCCCTGGCGACCACCGTGGTGCCGCTGGTGATCGTTGCCAGCAGCACCCCACCGCTACCGGTGGTGTTCCACCCGGACCATGCCTGCGTCTCAGCCGCTGCTGCGTAGGTCAGCGTCCAGGTGGTGGTGTTGGCCGCGGCGTTGTAAGTGCCGGCTGCCACCCGCATGGCTGCCGGGGTCTCGGTGGTTGTCGACACCCGACGGTCCAGCAGCAATGGATAGGGGGCATTGGTCGGGGGCTCCGGCGAGCGGTCTTGCACCGGCATCCGCTCCAAGTAGACGTTGTTGCCGTAGCGAACCAGGCAGAACAACGTCTCCCGCACGCAAAGCACCTGGAGGATCTCGTCGGCTCCGTTGAACTCCCAGTAGCTCCAGCTGGATTGCGCCCGCTGAGCGCCTTCTCCGGCATTCCGAATGAAGTATTTGTAGACGTAGATCCGGGTCTCGTAGCCAGCCCGAGAGCTCAAGGTGAAGACCGCGTTACTGGTGTCATTCACCGTGATCGTGAAGACACTGCTCGGCACAAAGGCAGAGACGTAGCCGGTCAAGTCCTGGGCATCAGCAGTCAGCGCTGTTCCCGCACCGCGGACACTGAACTCGCGGAACATCGAGAACTCGCCGTTGGCCTGGCAGAAGACGATCCCACCACCGGCCAGCTGCGGCCTGACGTTGATGTCGACCTCAAACTGGGTCAACACCGTGATCTGCGCTGTGGCAGGCGTCAGGACTGTTTCGGCGGCGTTGAAGCGGAACTGATATTGCGACGAGAACAGGATCAGTTCGTCCTGGTACGGGACCGCGTACCGCAGAACGGACACCCGGTTATTGCTAGCCACAACATCAATAGGATCAGTATCCAGAACGGTTGTGACGGTCTCCGGGAAGAACTCAAAGAACCCGCGGACCCGGCTGAGGATGACGTTCTCGTCCGACAGGAACCCCAGCCGGTTCTTGTAGATGAAGATGTCATTAATGGGGTTGCCGATGAAGCTGGGGTCTGGCGCTGTGTCGTAGTCGCCTGCAACCCGCTCGCCCCAGCTGGGCAACACGGTGCCGCCTTGGGTGCTGCCATCAGCTGGCCCGAAGTAGAAGTTGCCGCTAGCCAGCCGCACCAGGATGTGCGGCATCGTGTCCTCGTCGACGCGGAACTCGACGCCAGGGCTGACGGTCTCACTCCAGGTTCCTTCCCCAAAGGTGCCGCTGTTGGGCGTGAACTCGACGTAGTAGCCGTCGAAGTTGTTACCCGGATCACCCGTGATGGCGACCTGATACCCGGTCGGGGCGATGGTGGGCAGCTCGGTGAACGCCTGCACCTCGCTAAGGATTGCGGTGATGTCGGCGTTGGCGCGGGCATCGTTCGCAGCCAGCGTGATGGCGCTAGCGCTTTGCAGGTGCAGCACTGAGCCGCTGCGATTAATCGTGACCCCGCTCAAGGGGCCAGCTGCTGCGGTGCTGATCGTGGCGACCTGGACCGGCGTGGTATCAGTACCGCCCTGCAGCAGGCTGCGAGCGACGTAGATCCTGTCGCCAGCGCGGTAGCCGCTGCCAGCTGCGTTGATGGCAACAGCAGTCACTGCAGTGCCATTACCGGTGACGTTGACCGTCAGGCCCTGCCCGCCTTCATCGGTGGTGGTGGCCACGCCGGTCACGGTGGCGTTAAGCGTGGTGGCAGAGCCGACGAGGGTGAGGGCTGTGGCAGCACCACCAATCAGGCCGCCGCGGATGCGGCTGGCGATCTCAGCTGAGTTGATCCGGTTCTCGGTGACCGTGGTGCCGCTGGTGACGACTGGCGCAACAGCTGTCTGCACCTGCGCCTGGGTGCCGTTGACATTGACGGTGTAGGTCTGGCCGTAGTTAGCCGCCCGCACCCAAATCAACGCCTCGTGCGCGGAAGGCCTGGCCGTAGCCGGCGCCAACGCGCCCTGCATAGCAGGAGACGTATTGGTGTTGGTGATGAAGGTGTAGTCGGCAATGGTCACCGCACGGATCTGCGCCCGGGCATCGGTGACCGAGCTCAGGTAGCCGTAACCCCCAGGGGCATTGACCGTCTGCGCAGCGCCGTTGAGGTCATAAACGCGGACCTGGGTGCTGGTGATGACCGCCAGGTACTCCTCCACGTTGTCCCGCAGGATGCTGTGGATGAACGCATCGCCAAAGTCGGTGTTCGACACCAAGGCGATGGTCTGGGTGCAGTCGCGCTTGCGCAGGCCCTCGAGGATCGAAGACATGCCATTGATCTGGATCTCGCCTTGGCTTGGATCGCGCTGCGCATCGGGCTGCTGGCTGATGCCCTGCGCAAGGTTTGGAATCGCGTAGGAGTACAGGCTCATCAGAGGCGCAGTCCTGCACTGATGCGACGTGTGGCCAGACCGTTAGCCGGTGCATACGTCGGGAAGGGGAAGTAGTTCCTGCCGCCCGTGAGGATGTTGGCCTGCTCGACCTGCTGCTCCATCCGCTCAAGCGTGGCCTTGGCGTCCTGCTCGTCTTGTGCGGTGTACCGGTACAGAGCATCTGAACCCAGCACCCGATTGGAGAAGACCCGTGCTGAACGGATGGTGGTCCAGCGGTTGTACGCCTCAGGGGCTTCATCCCATGGCAGCAGCCAGATCACATCAGCGTGCAGGTGGGGGATGTCACTGCCGAGCACAGAGGTGCGCTTCTCGCGGTCATAGACGTATTGACCACGCAGCTGAAAGCGACCGGCGTAGGCGTAGGGGTCCATCGAGAACCGCACCACGTTCTCGGGAACTCGAATCTTGTTGGTTGCAGCGTCCTTGGTGAACTCGTAGTCGAACTCGGTATTCCAGCTCCAGCCCTTGACCTGACCGTCCTTGTGAAACTCCAGCAGGGTGCGCTCGGCTACTCGTGCATCGACGATGTGCTGGTTCTCCAGCGTGTTCACCGGCTGCTCGCCGATGTTCTCCAATAAGACGTTGACCGCATCCAGGAGGGTCGTCCTGCCTGGCGTGACCGCTTGGTTCGCTACGCCCATTTGACCACTACAGGCTTGTAGTGCTCATTCTGCAAGACAACAAAAAAAGGGGCCAGCAAAGCCAGCCCCCGGGTGAACATTCGTCCCCTGCGCTCAGGGAATAACGATCTTACAGGCGGACTCAGCGCGCAGAACGCCCATGCCCAGGGCCTGGCGGGCCACGAGCAGGTCGGACTGGTACTGAACGCGAAACTCAGGACCGGTCATCTGTAGGGCAGGGTTCAGCAGGGTCAGGACGCCAACGGCTTCCTTGCTGAAGATCAGGCCTTTGCACTTGGACAGATCCTGGGCGTAGTCGGCGTTGTGATCGCCGGCCACCAGGCTGTAGGAAGCCTGGGTGACGTGGTTGGACATCATCACGGGGATGCCAGCCACACGCAGGGTCTGACCAGTGGCAATGGTGCCGTTGCCGCCACCGCCGCCGTTGAAGTCGGCATTAATCGCGCGGGAAGACTGCGAGATCAGGAAGTAATCCTCAGGAGTGAAGACTGCATACATGCCATCAACAGGCACGTCCTTCTGCTCGAATGCCACGCGGGCATCAAAGATGGCGTTCACCAGGGCATCGCCCTTGGCCTGACGGGTAGCGCTAGAACCGGTGTAGTCGGTGCCCAGGGTCAGCGAGTTGCCGGTCTTGTGAGCGTTGATGCTCTTCGACAGGGGCTGGGTGGTGTTGCTTGCAGCCGCAAAGATCATGCGGGCAACACGCTTGTCGTACTCGTAGGCCAGGGCCCGGCCCAGCTCGGTCGTGTAGACCTGGCGGACATCGAAGTAGGACATCAGCTCGTCCACCTCGAGGATCGCCACGTCGGCAATCATCAGGGCGTCGAGAGAGATCACGCGCTCATTCAGGTCGCTGGGATTATTCCCATTGCCGGTGATTGCGGTGCCGGGCTGGTGGTAGGAAGCCGCCAGACGGCCGGTGATCGGAAAGGCAACGCTCTTGCCGCCGCGGATGTTCCGCTCACGGACTTTGCCTTTGAAAACAGTGGTACGCAGGAAGGAGTCGAGCACCTCAGCGGCGCCCAACTTGAGCATCAGGGCGCGGTCGGCATCAAGGCCAGTAGCACCGGCACCCCAGGTTGCGGCTGTGCCTTTTACCTGGCCAAGACGCGAAAGAATTGGAGCAGTCATTGCTCTATTTGGTAGGTGGACGTTGTTTCAGAGCGTCTTGCCAACAACTGCCACGAGTTGTCCTCCTTGGAGGGCCCGCCGTTTTGGTTGCTCTTGTGAATGAACGTACTAAAAAACGTCGCTTGCTGCCATCATTTGTGCCACATTGTTCCTGTAAGCCTCGTCAACGTCGTACAAGCGTTGGCCGCGGTCATTGGTCTTGTTCATGGCATCCAAGACCTGCTGCTGGCTTTCAAAGCGGGTTTGGCGTGGTGCATTCCCACCCCCGTAGAGCTTTGGCTCCACCACGGCATCAGGGGACGAACGCCGGGCCACCATCGCCTTGATTGCCCACTCGATCGCCGCCTTGTTGCCGCTATCGACGACGGCGTTGTAGCTGGCCAGTTCACCTTCATCGAGGTTGGCTGAAGCCCAGGCGCTGAGATCCGCAAAGCCCTGGTCACCTCCGACCATTGCCTTGATCTGCGCAGCATCGGCGTCTGACATAGCTGGCTGCGGGGTGCCAGCTGCCTGCGCCTTTCCCACGTAGTTCTCCACCACCTGGCGGGGAACCTGGAACACCTCCGCGAGATCGTCGAAATGGTTGCTGATGTCCTCGCCGCTGTCGGCCTTGAACATCACCTCAGCTAGGTCGATCCCCCTCGCCTCTAAGTTTTCTACGGCTTCTGAGCCATACACTTGCGCCGCCTGTTCCCGGGAATACCCTTGGTCGGGAGAAGCACTTCCTGGGCCAGGCTCTGCGAGATCGGGTTGGCCCAGTTTTCTTTGCAGCTCCTGGTAAGAACGCTCCAGTTCTTCGACGCTTTTGAACTTGCCTGCCAACAACTGCTGCTCCTGCGGCTGTCCGGCTTGCTGTTCCTGAATGAACTCCTTGAGCAGGCTTTCCTGCCCAGGGGCCACCATCCCCTCCACCGAACCTTCCGGTGTGGTGATTTGAGGGGCGGCGATGTCGACGTTGGCTGGGGTCGTGGTCATTGGGGTTGGTCTAGGGGTGGTTGTTGCGCGGCCATCTGCATGTCTTGTGCAGTGGCCGCGGCAGTGGCCAACTTCTGTGGGTCAGCCATGCCGGCTTGCATGGCCTGTTGAGCCATGGCCATCTGCTGCTGTTGCTGCATCTCGGCCATGAGCTCTTCCTCTGACTTGACGAGTCCGAGGATGTCGATGCCCATGCTGTACGCCAGACGCTTGATCAACTCAGGCGGCCGGACGTACTGAGCCAGGGCATCAGGGCCCATCGTTTGACCGAGGGTGGTGGTAAAACGCACCAACTGCTCGAGGTCATTGCCGCGGCCTACAGCTGCCAGGCCCACCGTCATCACGGGCTTGACCAGCTGCTTGTCCATCTTTGGCACCTTGCCGGCGCGGGTCAGGATGTCGAGCTTGCGAGCGACATACGGCACCTGGAACTCAGTCGTCAGGATTGAGTAGATCGAGCCCAGGGAGTTCTCGATCTGCAGCGCTTGAAGGCGGACCTCTTCTGCAGTGACGCGCTCTGCATCACGCATGTCGGCCAGCATGAAGGCCTGCGCCAGGCGTGCTTCGATCTGCTGCTTGCCCTGCATCGCAACACCCAGATCCGCTGACTTCTGCACCTGCAGCGCCAGCACATCGTTGGGATCACCCGTCACGAAGGCGCCATTGGGAGCGCGGGCCAGGTCAGCGGCTTTGGTGACGCCATTGGGCTTCACCAGGAACAGCACCTTGCTACTGGCCAAGCTGCCTTCTGCAATCGCCTGACACAACGCCTCAACGGTCTGTAGGTCAGCGATGGCAGCGGATTCGACGTAGCCAACGCCGTAGTTGGCGCCGGCAATGCGCGTCATGCGCAACGGCAACCAGGGGCTGACTTCTTTGGGTGCCTTGCCTTCAGTGCCAGGGATGACCTTGCCGTTGATCTCCTGGTGCCAGTAGACGTGCTTCCCTTCCCAGTAGATGTAGGTGTAGAGCTTAACGGTCTTCTCTTTGCCCTTGGTCGTTATGTCATTGCGATCGAGAATGCCCTTGAGCTCGTCGTCTTCCTCGTAGCACATCTCCTGGACGTTCTTCGGCAGCTGATACAGCGCCAACTGCTCGCAGGTCACCACCTCCAGGGGGTTGCCCATGGGGTCACGCGAGCAGACATAACGGTTCAGGTGATAAACCCTGAGCCCTTCCGGGGAGACGTACAGCAGGGCATTGCCGGAGACGATCAGATGCAGCAGCGCCTCGTGGAAGACCACGCGGTCATTGCTGGCCTCGATCTCCCGCAGCACCAACCGCTCGATTTTGCTAAGCGCTTCTTCGACTTGTGATTTCTGCTGAGGCTCTACCCCTTGCTTGGCCAGCTCCCCTTCATCCAGGGAGAAGCGGAAGAACTGCTGCGTCGGCGGCAGCAGCGCAAGCAGCATCCGGCTGGCCAGGTTGAGCACCCCGCGAGCGCCGATGCCATTCCAGGGGACGGCATAGGACTGACGGTTTTCCGCTGTCGGCTCGCTGGTTTCCGGGATCAGGTACGGAATGGTGAGGCGAGCAGCAACACGAGCCCGGTCGAGGTAGTGATCTCGGTCGGACTCCAGCCGGCGGTAGCAGTGTTCAGCAAGTTCCATGTCTTACACCGAGAAGTTGGCACCGGCGCCAGTGCCACTGCCCATGGCGCCAATGCGCAGGGACGCCGCTGCCGTTCTGGCGCCGGTCGTCCTTCTCCGCTGCTGCGACATTGACGCTGTTGGCCCCTGTTGACTGCCGGGAATGGCGAGGATCTTGAGCGATTGAGCTACGGCCATGCCACGCGCAGCAATCTCACCGAGACGTTGCGCTTGCTGAGCCTGAAGCTGCTGGGCTTGTGCTGCTTGTGTGTTTTGCTGTGAAAGCAACTGCTGCTGATAAGCAACCATCTGCGCCTGCTGCTGAGCAGCAATGGCTTGACGCTCCCTCGCCATGCGATCAAGTTCGGCTTGCTGTGCTGCAGCCGCTGCAGCCGCTTGCTGTTGCGCGTACTGCTCGGGGGTGGGCGGGCGCTCGGTGGGCCGGGTGCTCTTCTCTGGAACCCCTGGTTTTTTGAGATACCCCTTGGTGTATGCCATCTCTACACCCCCATGTTTAAGCCGGTTCCAGCCGAGCTGGGCACGCC